GGACGTCGTTAATACTAAAAATGCCCCTGTCGAGGAGCTGGCTTGATACGTTCAATTTGTCGGCGTTGCTCATATACTGCAAGCGGTTCGATGTTGCCATGAGTTCCGAACCCTGTGCACGTTCACGCTCGGAGAATAACGCCTTTGTTACGGCCTCCGAGAACTGGATCGCAAACGGTTCGACCGCACCCTCATAAAACGCCGACCATGCGTCGCCGTACGCCTTATTCTGTAAAACGTCCTCGTTAACGCCGAAATAGTTGTAGACGTTCTGACGTATCTGCTCCATCTGATCAGCGTCGACCGTGTACGGCTTGACGTCGACCTGTTTGATATCCTTGTACGTGTTCGGGAATAACAGGAACCCACCCGCCGATGATTCCGTCGACAGATTCTCAGCTGTGAAACGCTCACGTTCTTTTGCTAAATCGTCCGGCTTTGCAAAGTTCGAAAGCTGGGCCATAAAGCGGAACGTGCTCGTATTTTTAACAGCCTCCTCGATGCCCTGATTCTGAATGTGTATCAGTTGCATCGTGTCGTGCAACGGAGCATTTGACGAACCAAAAAAGTCGTCTCTGTATTGGTGCTTTGTCAGAACCGCACACTTGCGAAACTCGACCGCTCCGACCTGTCCGTTTGAGAACTGATAACGGATCCATATTTCACCGTCATACTCGACCAATGTGCACATTGACGGGAGCACCGGGAACAGGCCCGTTATGATCATCCGCTCGTCGAACACAGGGACAATAAAGCAATTATTCGTAACGTCCAAAATCGTTGATGCCCTATAAAGGAACTGCGACCACGTCTGCCATTGGTTCGGCCCTTGCCTCAGCTTGCTCTGTAACGACGGATTAGCGGAACCAATCAGTTCGATTTTTAGTTTGCTGATATGTCTCGCCCTCGCATCAATCGCAGATCTGACAATTTCGCTCTCATAGATTGCCCCGCCCCAGCTCGTGAAAACGGGCTGATATGCCGTCAGAGTCTGAAAAAGTGTGCGGGCATTATGTAGTGCCTCGTCGCTCTTTTTCGCCTCGTCCGGGCGGAATATTCGGTCAAATAAACTCATATTGTTTAACCCTCTACTCGTTCAATAACTGTTGCCCGATTTCGCCGTACCACTTTTGACGAACACAGATAGCGTCGGTCAACGCTGCCGTGCCGTCGATTCGGCTCGTCGGATTTATTTTTATTAGACGGCCCCGCCCTCGCTCGTTGCTCATCTTTATCGCAGAATTGAGCAAGTGCATTTTTAACAGGTCGTTGTCGCCTATGTATAGCGTATTGTCTTTTATAAGCCCCTCCAGCTCTTGCAGAACAGGCCATAAGTTATCGCCCTGATATACGTCGTCGCATTGGAAACCGCCCGCCTCGAGATCCTTAACGAGATACTGAGAACTGTATCGGTCGTAACCGACCTTTAACGGGTAAATCTCCCGCACCCTGACCAAATCCTCGAACCACGCATAAACGTCGTGATAATCGACAAAATTGTCCCCGGAGAGAGATAACATCCCCCGTTTGACATACGTCCAATACGGAACGCCGTCCCGATCTGTTGCCTCGTCGATGCGTTCCGACGGCATCCAAAAGTGAGCGATCACGTTGAGCCGTCCCGACTTCTCCACTACCGCAACGGCAGCCGTTAAGTCGGTCGTCTGCGACAGGTCGAGGCCCGCCACGCAATAAGATCCCCGGAGCGACTCAATATCAATCGCCTTTCCGCTGATTGCCTCTATCGTCTGCGCTGGTAGCCATGCAAGGGAACTGTTCTGTTTGATGTTGCAATACTTGCACATGAACTCGGCCCGCTTAGAGAGTGACCCCTCTGCGACCGCTATCTCTTCGAGCATATAGTCGACCGAAACAGAAACGCCGAGATTCGGATTAGCTTTCCTCAGCTCGTTTATGTCGTTCCATTTGTCGAGGTCGTCGATCATGTACAGAAACGGCAGCAACTTTCGTTCTTTGCTGTCGCCCAATAAAAAACGAGTCGACCGCTTGATCAACTCGTCATATATTCCGTCGGAGATATACCCCGCTGTTGTGCATGACAGGAGTAGTCCCTCAGGACGTGCCCCCATTCCGCTTTTCATGACCTCGTATTGTTTGAGGCCCTTGTCACCCTCCCACGCTGCGACCTCGTCACAGATGCAGAGGGACGGATTGAAACCGTCTGATTTCTTTGCAGAAAACGCAACCTTTTTAACGCTGGCGTTCGTTCCGGGAATCGACAGCTCACTCTGTCTATGACGAGCCAGCATCGAATCGTCGTTGAGCAGACGCCCTCGAGAGTCCGTCATTTTGACCTCGTCCCGTAACGCTTGCCACTCAGGATCCAGCGTGACCATCTGCCACACGTCGTTATAAACGAGATTAGCCTGTTCAAGTTTCGGAGCGATACAGAACACCCTTGCCCCATAACCGCCCTCACGTTCGAACGTGTACTTTGCAGCACTCGACGCAATTTTCGTTTTGCCGTTCTTGCGTCCGACAACGAGAACGATCTCTCGGAACTGACGGAGGCCGTTAGCATCTACGAGTCCGTATACGGCAGAATAAAAAGCCTTTTCCCATACTTCGAGCGTGATGTTACCCGGAGCCAACGGCCCCTCAGTATGGAAACAATGCGTCTCGAAATACTCGATTGCATCGTTTGCCCGCTTTAAATCCAAAAAGAACTCTTTGTTTTCGAGTCCGTGAATAATGTACTCGTATACTTGCTCAATCCAGCGTCCAACGGTATAAGTCCCGTTTTTAATTCCCTGATAGTACGTGTGAATCCAGCTTACTCCGGCCATATTCGCCCCGTTTCTCCTCAACTTTGGCTAAGTCTCAAGAGGTTTATGCAAAAATCGAGTTCACACGCCGGTCTATGGTAGGCCGTAATGTTTCACGGCATAGGGGGATGTTTCACGGTTTCGTCATTCAGAAATATTTTTCAAAAAAATTTTTCCGTCAGCACCTATGATGTATCGACGATCTCTTTTCCTTTCGTCGTGTGCCTCGGCATGACACTCACGGCACAACAACTCGAGGTTGTTCCAATTAAGAGCGATCTCAGGATTATGAATCGTGATCGGATCTATTTCGATTCGATGATGCACTATCTCCCCCGGCTTATAAATCCCACGGCGTAAACAATTCTCGCACAGGAACCCGACGCTCCGTGCGTAACCGTTCCGGCAATCTTGCCAGCGCTTCGAACTGTAGAAAGCTTTTGCGAAATCCTTAGCCATGACTTTAGTTTTGATATAGCAATACAAAAGGACGGATTGCTCCGTCCCTCGTTAGGTGTTACGTATCTTAGTGATTACTTAATCACTTTTGACAATATCATTATATTGGCCGTGAGTGTACACTTCTATACCCTGTTATCAAGTTTGCTCTGAACGATAGCGAGAGCACGTCTGTGCGCTTTGTGCGTTCCGCCCCAGCTCATCGGCAACAGGACGCAGATCTCCTCCCACGTCTTGAGGTGTATGTAACGCTCGAATAGGATCCGCCCCTCTACGCCCGGGATGCCGTCGATCAGATTGAACACTCGCCCCTTGATTTCGAGTGCGTCCAGCTCCGCCTCTTTCCAATCGAGAGCAGCCTCAGACAATCTGATTGCCTTGTCCTCTGTCTTGCGTGACACTCCCGTCCCGTGTGGTAATCCATCTCCGGCAAGCGTTGAGCCTATTGCGTCGATCTTCTCCTGTTGCTCCTCGTAAACGGCCCGTAGTCGTTCCGCCCGTTGTGCTGCGTATTCATACTGTTTTAGAAATTCCTTTGCTCTCATCGTCATTACTCCACGTAACGTCGCCGTCTTGTTCTATCTCTTTTCCGTCCTCGTTAATATCTCCCGGTTTCATTTTGGTTCTCCCCATCCGCAATCCGTATGTAGCTCTTGTTTTTGCAGTTTGTACTTGCTCATAGGGATTATTCTGAAAATTCGTGGTCCTCCTTCTCCGTCTATCTCCAGTACGTACTCTTTGAAAGATAGCCATTCATTCAGAGGAATAGTTTTACTTGTTTCCGTCTGCCACGCACCTACTCCGTCACGATAATCTCCTATCGGTGAGCCTGTGCTTTCCGTCTGCGGAGTATCGGCTTGCTCTGCCAACGCTATTACTGTGTCACACGCATCTTTAACCAATGCTGTTGTGCATGGTGAAAATCCCGCTTTTTCACACGCATATACGACATTCGCATAAATTGTCATCTTGGCTTCTTTAAGTGTCATCACTCGCTCCTCTCCGTCTGCTCATTCTCGACCACGAAGAATTTTTCTCGGATTGTTCTTGTGCGCTCCGCTTCAAGTTCTTCAGCAAATATAAAC